AGTCAGAAGTAAAGGTGAGAAATCCCGTCTTTAAAATCAATAAGGGGCATTCGCCTCTTTAGATTACAGGAGATCACATGCCACCTCGCATACCTCGCGCATGTCGTAAACAGGGGTGCGCCAAGACAACAACAGAACGTAACGGTTACTGTGAAGACCATCAAAACCTAGGATGGGAAGCCCACCAGCGCGGTAAGTCTCGTCATCAACGTGGTTATGGTACCCAATGGGATAAACTGCGAGTACGTATACTCAAGCGTGATAAGTATCTCTGTCAAGAATGCTTAAGGGCAGGACGAGCCACCGAAGCGAAAACGGTTGACCATATCATTGCTAAAGCACATGGGGGTACCGATGCAGAAGAGAACCTGCAGTCGTTATGTATTCCATGTCATAGAACTAAGACTGCAAAGGAGAGAACGTTATGACGCAAGATGAACAAACCTTACTTATGTTTAAAGGAATAGTTGCTGAACTACCAGAACAAAGCAGAGCTAAGGTTGAACATTGTATTGCTGAAATAAACAAGTTGCTTGCGGAATATCCTGATGGTGAAGCATTGCTTGCTGTGGGCTATATCGGTGCCGAACAGCAGATGAAAGGTAATATTGGTCAAGGATAACAGTACCATTCCTCATAGGGGAGGGGCGGGTCAAATCCCTACCACTCTCGCCTTATAGGACCGCCCCCTTAAGTCAATTTTTACAGACGCGAAATAAGGATTATTTTTTTCGAAACTTTTTAACATTTTTAGGAGGATAAATGGCAGCCGGTATCCGTGCATCTGGTGGTGGCCGGAATAAAAATTTACCGGCTAAAAATTCTAAGAGTAGCATGACAAGGATTGCCCCACCTGCAGAATTGATGGGAGAGTCAGCAATAAAACTCTGGAAGACACAAAGTAAAATCTTGATTGAACGTGGAACATTTGAACTTGAAGATGCCCCTCTTTTAGTTGCGTATTGCAATGCTTTCGAACTCATGCTTACAGCAGAAAAGGTTATTTTAAAACAAGCTAAATTAGATTTGGAAAGTGGTGGTATTACTGAAATGAGTGGCTCGGGTGGATTAAAAAAACACCCTGCTGTCGCCGTTCGTAATGACAGTGTTTCACAAATCGCTCGTTTAGGTTCATTGCTTGGGTTGGATCCACTTAGCCGAATGAGAATGACAGGGCCTAGTGAACAGAATAATGATGAGAACGAATTTGATGAGTTTTAATTATGGCTACTTATCCGAGCGTCAATGCTGCAAACCAATACGCTAGAGATATTGTTAGCGGAAAAATTTCATCATGTATTTATGTTAAACAATCCTGTCAACGTCACTTAGATGATCTCCAAAAAGCGAAAGAAAAAGATTGGCCATATCGTTTTGATAAAGATAAGGCAGAGCGCTTTTGTCGATTTGCTCAACTTATGCCCCACACTAAGGGAGAGTGGGCAAAGCGTAAATTACGGATCACACTAGAACCGTGGCAACTTTTTATTTTCTGCGTAGTTTTTGGGTGGGTAAAAAAGAAATGTGGCAACCGTCGCTTCACTGAAATGTATGTTGAGGTACCGCGTAAAAATGGTAAATCATTGATTGCTGCAGCCGTTGGAAATTACATGTTTTGTGCTGATGGTGAATATGGTGCAGAAGTGTACTGTGGTGCCACAACAGAAAAGCAAGCGTGGAAGGTATTTGAGCCAGCTTTAGCCATGGTTAAGAAATTACCCTCACTGAGGAAACGATTTCAAATCAAACCATGGGCAGAAAAAATGACTCGTCCTGATGGTTCTTTATTTGCTCCTTTGATTGGAGATCCTGGTGATGGTGATAACCCAACCTGTGCGATTATTGATGAGTATCATGAGCATTCAACAGATGCGTTATATACAACAATGACAACAGGTATGGGGGCGCGAGAGCAACCATTAACGCTAATTATCACAACGGCAGGATTTGATATTCAAAGTCCTTGTTACGACAAGCGAGTTCAGGTTACTGAAATTCTTGAAGGTATTCGTACTGGTGGGGCAAATGAGCAGATTTTCGGAATTATTTATACCATAGATAAAGATGATGATTGGAAATTACCAGAAGCCATTATTAAGTCTAACCCAAATTGTGATGTGTCAGTAAAGTACGATTATCTTTTAGCAAAACAAGAGCTTGGTATTACAACACCAAGACAAACAAACCAGATAAAGACTAAACATTTCAATATTTGGGTTTCTGCAAAATCAGCGTTCTACAATATGGATCATTGGCGTAAAGCTGAAGATAAAAGCCTAAAACTAGAAGATTTCTATGGTGAAGATGTCTATTTAGGTATTGACCTAGCAACAAAGCTGGATTTGAACTGTGTAGCTCCTATTTTTATGCGAGAAATTGGCGGTAAAAAACATTATTTTTCTATATCTCCATTATTTTTTGCACCAGAAGATACGATTTATTCAACCGATAGTGACAAGTTGAGGACTGCGGAACGGTATCAAAGTTTTGTCAATCAGAAAGCATTAATACCAAGTGATGGTGCAGAGGTTGACTACCGTTTGATTGAAGAATCTATCTTAAAATTGAGAGAACATTTCAGTATTGTTTCCAGTCCAATTGACCCATTTGGTGCGGTGGCGTTATCTCATCGACTACAAGATGAAGGATTAGAGCCTATTTCTATTACTCAAAATTATACAAATATGAGTGATCCCATGAAGGAAATAGAAGCTGCTTTAGCTTCAGGACGATTTCATCATGATGGAAACCCTATTATGACGTGGTGTTTTCAAAATGTGGTCGGTAAGTATTTGCCGGGTAGTGATGATGTTGTTAGACCAACAAAAGATGGTAATGAAAATAAAATTGATGGAGCTGTTTCAGTCATGATGGCTGTGGGTAGGGCAATGCTGAATGAGCCAAGAGACTTCCTTTCCTCTTTAGATCCTAACGAAGACCTTTTATTCCTATGAAAAACTTATTACTTGATATTACTGCATTGGCTGGTGTTAGTGCGGTTATGGCGGGGTGTTACCTAAAATATGGTGTTGCTAACACGCTGATTATCGGTGGTTGCATTGCAATAATCTATGCCTTGGTGGTAGCCATGAGGGGGAACCGTGCTAATTGATGCTTTGTTTCGCAACGACTCACCCAGTTTAGAAAACCCTGAAACACCTATTACGGCAGACTCCATTGATAATGACGGATTATTTACGGCAGATGTGTATGTTAGCCCTGAAACGTCAATGAAGTTGGCAGCAGTTTACGCTTGTATTTATGTTCTTTCTTCGTCTATCGCTCAGATGCCCTTACACGTAATGAGAAAGGTGGGAAATCGCGTCGATACAGCACGTGATCATCCTGTTTTTTATCTTGTTCATGATGAACCTAACGAGTGGCAAACCAGCTATAAATGGCGCGAAACAAAAGAGCGCCATGTATTGGGTTGGGGAAACGGTTATACCCAAGTTATCCGTAATCGAAAAGGTGAGGTGACAAACCTAGAAGCTTGTATGCCGTGGGAAACCACACTGCTGAATACCGGTGGTCGATACACTTACGGTGTTTATAACGAATTGGGGAATTTTGCCATTAGTCCTGATGACATGATCCATATTCGAGCGTTGGGGAACAATCAGCGTATGGGGTTAAGTCCCATTGCTCAGCATGCAGAAACTATCGGTATGGGGATGAGCGGACAGAAATATACTAGCTCCTTCTTTGGGGGAAATGCTCGTCCTGCGGGGATTGTGTCAGTAAAAGGTGACATACAGCCAGCAGGCTGGGAACGACTGAAAGATATGTGGCAAAAAGCTTCTCGAATGTTACGAAGCCAAGAAAATAAAACCATGCTTTTACCTGCAGAACTGGATTACAAGGCGTTAACGGTTTCGCCTGTTGATGCTCAATTGATTGATATGCTGAAACTTAATCGCTCAATGATTGCAGGGATCTTCAATGTGCCGGCTCACATGATTAACGACCTCGAAAAAGCCACTTTCTCAAACATCTCAGAGCAATCCATCCAGTTTGTACGACATACCATCATGCCATGGGTAGTGAACTGGGAGCAGGAATTAAATCGACGCTTGTTTACTCGACAAGAGCGAACGGCTGGCTTTTATGTGCGATTTAATTTAGCGGGATTACTACGTGGAACACCAAAAGAACGAGCCGATTTCTATCATTTTGCTATTACAGATGGTTGGATGAGTCGTAATGAAGCACGTGCCTTTGAGGATATGAATCCTGTTGATGGCCTTGATGAAATGTTGGTGAGCGTCAATGCCACCCAGTCTGCGGGGAAAAAGACAGAAGAACAAAAAGGGGATAACGATGAGCAGTGAAAAAGAAACACGATGTTATGTCGGTGAGGTTCGGGCTGAAGTAGGAGAGGAAAATAAACCGACACATATCGTGGGTTTAGGCTCCGTTTTCGACTCCCGATCCGAACTAATTTATGGATTCCGTGAAATTATAAAACCAGGGGCATTTGATGATGTTCTTAATGATGATGTTCGTGGCTTATTTAATCATGATCCCAACTATATTTTAGGCAGAACAACAGCAGGAACCTTGTCGCTTAGCGTCAATGAGCGTGGGCTTGTTTACGACATAACAGCACCTGAGACACAAACTATTCGTGATTTAGTGTTGGCGCCCATGAAACGTGGCGATATCAATCAAAGTTCCTTTGCCTTTCGTGTCGCGCGGGATGGTGAAGAGTGGTACCAAGATGAAGAAGGTGTCGTTATTCGTGAAATAACACGATTTTCTCGACTCTATGATGTCAGTCCTGTCACTTATCCAGCGTATCAAGATGCAGACTCTGCGGTTCGCTCAATGAATGCATGGAAAGAAGCCAGAGACAGTGGCGATCTTCAAAAAGCAATTAATCAAAAATTGGCGCGTGAGCGTCTTATGACTTTACTCAATGCATAAGGTAATACTATGACTATGAAGCTTCATGAATTAAAACAAAAACGTAACACTATCGCGATTGATATGCGCGCCATTCACGAAAAAGTGGGTGATGGTGTAATGACCGAGGAGCAACGCACTCAATGGAATAAAGCGCAAACTGAACTTGAAAATTTAGATGCTCAGATTCAGCGTGAAGAGCAACTACGCTCATTAGATCAAGATTTGGTTGATGACAAAGAGAAAGAACAGCGTGGCCAACAACCGAATAACCCTGAAACAGAGCAAGCAGAGCGCCGTAATCAAGCGTTTGATCGCTTCCTGCGTTGTGGTTTCGGTGAACTCACTGCAGAAGAACGTCAAGCGGTCAAAGAACTTCGTGCTCAGGGTACTTCGCCCGATGAGAAAGGTGGCTACACCGTTCCTACTCAGATGTTGAATAAAATTGTTGATAAAATGAAAGCCTATGGCGGTATTGCAAGTGTGGCTCAAATCTTATCAACGTCAAATGGTCAAGATATTACCTGGTCAACATCAGACGGTACCGATGAAGAAGGGGAATTATTGGGTGAAAACACCGCAGCAGGTGAACAAGATGTTGAGTTTGGTACTGCTATTTTAGGGGCTAAAAAGTTAACATCGAAAATTATCCGCGTTTCCAATGAATTATTGCAAGACAGTGGTGTAGATATTCAAGCCTATTTGGCTTCGCGTATTGCCCAACGTATTGGTCGTGGTGAAGCGAAATATCTGATAAAAGGTACCGGAAAAGGCTCCCCTTTACAGCCTAACGGATTAGAAACAGCGGTGACTAGCACAGTTGATGTAGCCGGCGCCTCACTAAGTTGGAAAGATATCACCGAGTTAGAACATGCGATTGACCCTGCATACCGTAATAGCCCTAAATTCCGTCTTGCTTTTAATGATGATACGTTGAAAAGCTTAAAGTTAATGGAAGATGCGCAAAAACGCCCTTTATGGCTTCCGTCTATTTCGGGTGTCGCACCAGCTCAAATTTTAGGTATGCAATATGTTGTTGATCAGGCGATCGACAAAATGGAAGCGGGTAAAAAATTCATCTTCTGTGGTGACTTTGACCGCTTCATTTTACGCCGAGTAACTTACATGACATTGAAGCGTTTAGTTGAACGTTACGCAGAATATGATCAGACAGCTTTCTTAGCTTTCCATCGCTTCGATTGTGTGCTTGAAGATACTTCTGCTATTAAGGCATTAGTAGGTAAAGGTGCCAGTAGCACGAAATAAGCATTAGCAAGTGATAAAACAGTCACCGCTTAATTGCGGTTTTTTTGTGCCTGCGATCTGGGTGATCGCAGGTATTGGGGGATTTATGCCACTACCCACACTGGAAAAGTTAAAGCAACAATGCCGGCTAGATGAAGATAATACCTTCGAAGATGAACTGCTAAAAACTTATCTGATGGCGGCAAAACAACGAGCTGAAGGATATATCAATCGACATCTTTATGAAGAAAATATACCAGAGGAAGATCCTGACGGTTTATTAATCACTGATGATATTGAATTGGCTCTTATGCTGGCCGTTGGTAATTTCTATGAAAATAGAGAAACAGCCATATTACCAGCGGGATTTAAATTACTACTCGACCCCTATCGTCATATTAATTTGTGAGGAATGATGAAAGCCGGTGAACTCAACAAACGTATTTCCCTTTCTCACTATGTTACAGAACGTGATGATTTAGGGAGTGAAAAAGTCGTTTCGAAGAAAGTGGCTGAGGTATGGGCCAAAGCCGAATCGATGTCGAACCGTAAGATCCGTACCGCAGACCAAGATCAGGTAATTGAAACCTATCATTTCACTATTCGCCCTCGTTCTGATGTTGATATTGGGTGGCTGGTGGGCTATCAGGGGCGACTATTTACTGTACGCGCTGTTGATCGAAATCAGGCTGATAGAACCATTATTACCACGGAGGCGAATATACAACATGATAGAAGTTGATATTAAAGCTGATCTGGAACGTATTACGGGATTGTTAGCTTATCCGTTAAAACTCCCATCCGATAAATTAGAGGGGATTATCTATCAACGAATTAGCGACCCCAAGATAGACGCTGGATTAGCCCACACCTCACTTGTTCAAGCCCGTTTTCAAATCGTTATTCAAATACCTGATGATTATCCCAAAGCGCTGATGCTTGAATCTAAACTTTGTCGCGAGTGGGAGTCTGTTGTGCATGGTTATATTGGAAATTATCCCATACAAACCGTTCAGCGGGGTAACTTTCAGCAGGACATGATCGAACAAACAGAAAATCGCAAAATTTATCGTATTTATCGTGATTTCATTATCACCTATCCCGAGGACGCATCATGAACATCACCATGAAAGTTGAGGGATTACGGGAATTAGGAGAGGTATTACAGCGATTAGAGAAAGACGTCCAAATTAAGATCCTCCGTCAATCAGGAAAATCAGCTATGGTGCCTGTTTTAGAGGATATGAAAACACATGCAGGGTTTGATGAAACAGTAGCAAGCGAACATATGCGTGACAGCATAAAAATACGCTCTTCACGCAGTAAAAAAACAAAAGGAGCGGTTTTAATTACCGTAGGACCCACCAAAAAACACTATATGAAAGCGAGAGCGCAGGAATTTGGCACCATTAAGCAAATCGCCCATCCATTTATTCGCCCAGCTTTGGATTACAACAAACAAGCGGTACTCAAAATTCTCGTTTCTGAAATCAGAGACGCACTCAGACAATTTAAATAAACCTATTCTAGGAGCTTAAATTATGGCAGTTCAAAAAACATCGCCAGAATACGCCATGCTACCGGCAGGCACTATTGTTAAATTTGGTAAAGTGGGTGACACCGCCGAGCAAATGAAGCCACTCATTAACTGTAAGTCACTAGGTGCCACCGGTCAATCAGGTAGCTTTGTTGATGTCACCGTTTTAATTGATAAAAACAAGCAATTTATTTCTGACTTACCAGAAGGGCCTGAAAAGTCGTTAGGCTTTATTGATGATCCAGAAAATGAAAATTTTGCTGCATTCCTGAATGCAGCAGAAAAGCGTGAAACGGTACAGTTCTATTGTGAGCTTCCTAATAAACGTACGGCAACCATGATCCTTTCATTGTCAGGCTGGGAATTAAATGACGTCTCAGCTCCTGCTAACGAGGCTATTCAAATCACCGTAAAAGGTAAACAAAATAACCTAGTTTGGGGAACCTCTACAGTGACACCACCGACAGAAGGAAATGATTAATGAAAGGATTAAAAGCCTCTTTACTCACCGCTAAGCCACAGATTATTGAAGTGGAAATCTTATGCGGTGTGAAAGTGAATATTCGTCGTATGACAGCTAATGAGCTGATGCAACTTGAAACGGATGTCTCTGATTTAAATCGTCAGGGGAAATTTCGCGAATCGTCACTAAAAAATGTCAGTATGTTGCTCAATTGCCTCGTTGATGATGACGGCAAGCCGATAAACAAATCATTATTACCTAAACCAGAAGAACTGGTTAACGTTCATGATAACGCAATATTGATAGAAGCAATTGATATTGTGAAAAAACACTCTATTGGCACTCTAGAGGAGGCAAAAAAAAACTAACCGATAGTCCTCTACTCTATTTTGCTTATCAGCTTTGTGAAGAGTTAGGGGAAATCGATCCCTTTCGTGTTCTTAACTTGCCTGCCAATACCTTATTGGGCTGGCAGGCTTACTTCATACTCAAACATGAAAAATCAAGTGTGATACCGCCATCAGAGAGCACTCCCGCTTCGGAAAACTCCCCCAAAATCGTAAGCACCACTAAATCAGTTGAGCAGCAATGTGCTGACGTAATGAAAATGATAGGAAGATAACTATGGCCACCAATTTAGCCGATTTACGTGTTGGATTATTGCTGAATGACGCTAGTTTCCGCAGTAATATCACTGATGCGATGAATCACGCAGGACGTGAAACAGAGCGCTTCTCAAGAAAAGCAAAACAAAATGCTAAAGATGTTTCAGATAGCTTTCATTCTATTGGTACATCAGTTAAGCAGGTTGCGGGATCGTTAGCGATGGTAGGCGGGGTGAGTCTTTCTATCGGGAGTATTTTAGGTATTTCTCGTCAATATGGACAAGCGCTTTCTGATTTAGCGGCAATTACCGGTGCTGCGGGTGAACAGCTAAAAGTATTTGATGAAGCAGCTCAAGAGATGGGGCGAACAACACAATACAGTGCTATGCAGGCGGCAGAAGCTATTAAATTAATGGCAGCGTCCAAGCCTGAGCTGATGAAAACAAGTGAAGGACTGATTAATGTAACAAAAAGCTCCTTAATTCTTGCTCAAGCTTCAGGTACTACCCTCCCAGACGCAACTAGAACACTGGCCTTATCGCTTAATCAGTTCGGTGCATCAGTATCGGATGCGGATCGTTATATTAATGTGCTTGCAGCAGGCTCTCGATATGGCGCTTCAGAAGTTAATGAGACTGCAGAGGCGATTAAAAAAGGAGGTGTTGCGGCCGCTCAAGCTAAAGTCCCTTTCGAAGAAATGAACGCAGTTATTCAAACGCTGGCAGAGCGTGAAGTTAAGGGGGCTGATGCAGGAACGGCATTGCGCAACATGATTTTAATTTTAGAATCGAGTACTGACAAAAAGCTCAAACCATCAGTGGTTGGAATGACAACTGCATTGGAAAACTTAGCACAAAAAAACTACAGCACAACTGCGTTAACAAAAATATTCGGTCGAGAAAATGTTAATGCTGCCATGATACTGAGTAAAAATACCGATAAGGTTCGAGAGCTGACTAAGGCACTTACGGGTACCGAAACTGCCTATGAGCAAGCCAAAGAGCGTACCAATAATCTTAATGGTGATTTACAAAATTTAGCGAGTGCGTTTGAAGGGCTCGCCATTAAAGCGGGTCAATCGGCAAATGGTCCGTTAAGAACAGGCATTCAATCCGCATCAGATGCCATAAATACGTTATCAAATAATTTATCCACATTGGTTAACGTAGGCACATATGCAGTT